ATTGAACATTTTTATACATAATATTTCTATTAACATTATTGGTATCTAATTTTACAATTTGTCTAGTATTATCATTAGTAATACTAAAAGATGTATTAATAACATTTAAATTAGTCCATTTATTACTATCACCTGCGTCAAATGTTAATACATATCCATTATTATAATTACTATCAGTGTAATTAGAATTTAATGAAGAATAATAAAATCCTGAACTATCTCCAGTATCATTTGTATCATTAGTATCATATTTACCACCATCTGTAAATCTAATATTTCTATGAGTTATATAATAATTAGAATCATATATGTTATTAATATTATTAAAATGTGATAAATTTGTATTTACATAATTAGTATCCATAGGAATATGAACTAAAGTATTACTACTATCTTTTTCATATTGAATATGGTATAAATGCATATTTAACCAAAAATCACTTTCACCTGCATCAAAAATAATATATCTATTATTAAAATTACTATCATAATAATATGTAGTATCATCTAAATTAGAATGATATAATTGATCACTTATATTAGAATCTTGATTAATATCTGTGAAATAAACTTGATCAAATGTAAATGTAGAATCCATATTATTAGAATCTAATTCTACAAAATTATTAGTTTTTATAGAAATAGAAGATTCTTTTCCTTCACTTAAATCTAATTGTTTAAGTTTTATACTATTCCATGTATTATTTTCACCTGCATCAAATGTAATTGTATATCCATTAATATCACTTATTATACTATAATTATTATTTTTACCACCATCATCATAAAATAAAAACTCATTATTTATTATTTCAGTATTATTAGTTGTATTACTATTTAATAAAATTTTTGAATTTTGTTCATATGATATACCTAATTTATCAACTTTCATTTCATCTTTTAATAAATTATTAGATATATATTTATTAGTTAAAGTAGAAGTATTATTAAAATTAGATGATTCTGTATTTAAATTTGTTGTAAATTCTTCAAAATTATGAAATTCTATATATATATATATATCATCTGTAATTGCTAATAATGGTAATGCTAATCCATAACTTTTTGTAAACCAAAAAGGAAATTTAATATACATATAACCATTAATAATTGTAGATTCTTCATTTTCTTTAAAAAAAGTATTACCACCACCAAAATTTCTATAATTATTACCAGTAATATCAGTTGGATTAATACATTGTATACCTAATCCTTTTATTTTTTGATTATTTGTATAATAATTACCATAAGTAATATTATTATTACCATTGTATTTAATAGGATATCTTCCATTTACTCCTGCTGTATTTTTATCTGTTAATTCATCCCATATTTGTAACCATGTTCCATATTGTTTATCTATAATTTTACCACCTATTTCTATATTATATTCTTTAATAAAATTATGACCGAAATTAGTTAAAATATTATTTTTAAAATATAATGTGTTTTTGAATTCTAAATTTAAATCAATTTGTAAAAATAAATCACTTAATAAGTCTCCTTTGTCTTCAATTTTAAAAGAACTTATAGAACCTAAGGAAGGAGTTCTTTGTGATATTATTTCAATATGTTCTACTGCAAAATTAGTATGTCTTTTATATACTGTTTTAAAAAAAGTTAATTGAGGATTACCGTTAAAATATATATTTTTAGAACCATAAGAGTGTAATTGTAAAGTTCCACCAGGCATTATTACTATATAATATATATGTTTTTATATTGTTTATTTACCATATAGTAATTTTACAGAACCACCTGAAATTTTAAGAATATTATAATTTATAGCATAAATATTAATATTAATATCCATATTATCATTAACTATTTTTATATCATTTAATTCTAATTGAACTTGTAAATCAGAGAAATTACATATTCCTGATGGTTGAAATTTTTCTGGATATAAACTAAATGAATATACAAATATAGAATCATTATAATTAACTCCTCCTCTACCAGTATGATACATATATGGTTGATACCTTGTGAAATATAGTACATTTTGTTCTTCAAATCTACTATTTTTATTAATTAATAATTGAATAGAACCATTATGATCACCTAAACTTAAAAATTCACTATAATATAATGGAGTTTTTCTTTGAAATGTCCATATTAATTCTTTTACAGTATGATTAAATGTTAAATCAATAATAGAATTATTAATTATGCCATCTGTAGTTGATATAGATTCTTCTTTATATTGTATTTGTTCTATTAAATATTGATGATTAGAATATAAGAATTTATTTCTTTCTTCTTCATCTAAAAATATATAATCACACCATAATTTATATTTTGAATTATCAGTTATATTACCAACATTAGAGTCATTAGAAACTATACCTAATTGATTGATATGATTTTGTAAATTTGTATCTTCATTAAATATAGTTGGTGTAGCATGATCTAAATTATTATAAAAATCAAACTTAGAATCATTATTTGTATCTAAATCATAAATATTATTACTTTTGTTTAATTTAATTCTAATAACAACATCATCATATAAAATAGATAATAATGGTAAAGCTAATCCTGGTTTATTACAAAACCAAAAATTAAATGGTATAAATATTTTACCTCTAATATTCCCATTAGCATCTAAATAATATGTATTACCACCTGGATATTTTCTATAATTCATACTATAATAATCTTTATCATCATTACTATCTGCTAAATTATTATCATTATTTGGATTAATATAAGCATTATCTAATATTTTATGAACACCTATACCAGACATCATTTGATGTTTAGTAAACATATTACTATAACATTTATTAGTATCATAACATGTTATACCATTTACTCCCATATCATTTTCATCAGTTAATTCATTCCATATTTGTAACCATTTTCCATAATGTTTATCTATTAATAATCCACCTATATTAAATTCTATATAATCTATAATATTATGACCATAATTAATCATAGATAAAGATATATTATCATCATAATTATCATTTATATTTACATCTATTTCTAAGTAAATATCTGATAATAGATCACCAGCATATTTATCTATTTTACATTCCATAATATTACCTAATGACATATTACCAGTTATAGTTTGTTCAATTGTTTCAATAGCAAAATTTGTATGTTTTTGATATAATGATTTAAAAAAAGTTATTTGTGGATTACCAGAAATATATTTATTGTTTTCATTATATGCTAATAATTGTATTTTACCACCAGGCATTTTATAATATTATATTTATTTATTTAAATTAATTAGAATATACTAATGAACCCATTCCATTCATAATACGAAGTATATTATAATTTATACAATATATATTAATAGAAATATTAGAAAGCGCTCTATTAGTAACAGATTTACCAAATTTATCAATTATTTTTTTAGGAAATATTTGAAGATTATCTATAGTTAATCTTAAATTATTAACAGCAGAAAAATTGCAAAATCCCATAGGTTGAAATTCTTCTGGATTTAATGAAAAAGAATATATATAAATAGAATTAGGAGAACCTCCACTTCCACTATGATATTTTGTTAAATTATATTTTGTATAATACATAGAATTTTGGTTTAAAACTCTTTCTTGACCATTAATATATAAATTTATTAATCCTTCATTATTAATTAATGATAATAATTCTGTTTCATATATTGGAGTTTGTCTTTGAAAAGTCCATATTAATTCTTTAACAATATGGTTAAAATTTAATTTTATATCAGTTTTATTTATAAAATAATCTTCGTCTTTTATATTATTTATATGAAAATTATTTGAAATCATTTCATCATAATATTGAACTTGTTCTATTAAATATTCGTGATTTTTATTAGCAAATTGTATTCTTTCTTCTTTATCTAAAAATATATAATCACCCCATAAAGTATATGTTGAATTATCATTATTAATTGTTGTTATTATATTATGGAGTGTGTTGAATATACCTAAATTATTAATATCTATATCATGGTCATTAATTTTATTATTAATTATATTATCACTTAAATTACCTGGTCTAATGGTTTCATTATTTTTTATATTATTAAATTTTATTCTTATTTTAACTTCATGATATTGTAATGCTATTAATGGAATAGATAATCCATAATGTTTACAAAACCAAAATTTAAATGGTATAGTTATTCTGCCTTTTAGAATTTTATGATCATCTTTATCTCTATAATATGTATTACTATAACCTAATTTATTATAATTCATATGACGACTTTTACCAAGATCTAATATTCTATGAATTCCTGTTCCAGACATATTTTGATATTTTGTATAATGATTTGAAAAAAGTTTATCTGCTAATACCTTATCAGAATTTTCTTTATAACTTAATAAACCATTAGTTGAAGAATCATTCAGTTCTGTTAATTCATTCCATATTTGTAACCATTTTCCATAATGTTTATCTATTATAGTATCACCTATTTTTAATTCAATATAATCTATTATATTATGACCAAAATTTATTAAATAACTATCGTAATTAACAGTAATATTATTATTAAATTCTAAATCTAAATTAATTTCTAAAAATAAATTACTTAATAAATCTCCATCACGACCTATAACATATTCAACAGTATTTCCTAATTTAACTGTATCTTTTGTATATTGTTTTATAGTTTCCATAGCAAAATTAGTATATCTTTTATAAACTAGTTTAAAATATGAAATATCTGGATTATCTGAGAATATTTTATTTTGTTCTCCATATGCTTCTAATTGAATTTTACCTCCTGGCATTATAAAATATATATTAAATTATTTATATATATATAATGAATCTATTAATAATAATTTTATTATTTATATTAGTAATTTTAAAAAAGTTTCAAATACAAGAAAATTTTAATAATTGGACAGAATCTAAAATAAATTATTTTTTAATAACATCAATAGTTATAAATTCTATTATTATGATATATTTTTTTACACAATTAACAGATGACAATAATTTATTAATACAATTTTTAGTGTATATACCTTTAATATTAATACCAATTAATATACATTTTATAAAATATAATTATGATTTAACTAAACCACCTTTATTAATAGGATTATTTATATATGGTATATGTTTAGCATTTTTATTATTTATATACATGTTTTTAGGAGATAAAAGTGAAAATAGGTATATTAATATATTATATATCATAATTATATTAGGATTTATAATCACAAATTATGTGTATTTTTATAAAAATAAAATTTACTTTTTAACGGATGGATCTGAAAATGGATTAATACAAAATGATTTACAAAACGAATATGAAGAAGATGTAAATATAAATAACGATTTAGATGAATATATAGGAAATAGTGAAGAAAATATAGAAGGAAACGAAGAATTAGATGAAGAAGTAGAAGAAACTAATGTTAATAAAATAAAAAAATCAACATTAACTCCTTTATGTGATTTAGAATTAAATAATTTATATGAAAAAAGAGATAATTTAACTGGTATAAATCAATATTTTAATGATCCTAATAATTCTTATTACGATTCATTACAAAAGACAACAATGAATGTTAAAGATTATTGTAAAATATCAGATGATATTACAAATAAAATAGATGATGTATTGGATGTTCAAATAAATGATATATTAAATTAACAATATACTAAATAATTATTTTTTTTTAAATTTATTTGTTTATTATTTTCTATTTCATCATTTTCAATTTTTTCTTTATTTTGTTTAATAAATGTATCTATTGTAAAATCAAATAATGTATCTATATTAGAATTAGTTTTAGAAGATGTTTCATAAAAAAAGAAATTAATAGAATCAGCATATTTTTGTCCTTCTTCATAAGATATTTGTCTAAATGATTTTAAATCAGATTTAGTTGCTATTAAAATTCCTAAATATTTATCTAATTTAATATATTGATTTATAGTATTCATCCATTGTTTTAAATTATTAAAAGTTTGCGATACAGTAATATCATAACATAAATATATAATATGAGGTTTTTTTAAATAAAACGTAACAAAACTTCTAAATCTTTCTTGTCCTGCTGTATCCCATATAGAAAATCTTAATATTTTATCAGTATGATTTAAATTAATTTCTTTTGAAAAATAAGAAGTTCCTATAGTTGGGTATGTATTAGAATCAAATGATTTATTTATAATTCTACTAATAATAGAAGATTTACCTACATAATAATCACCTAATATAACAATATTGTAATGCATTATATATTAATATTTATTTATAATATCTATAATATCTAAACATAGAAATTTTAATTTAGATTGTTTAATTTTAATTAAATTATTAATATATTCTTTTAATTTATTTTGTAAATCTATATCTAAATCTAAATAAATATTATCACATATTTTTAATATAGAATTTAATTTATAATTACAAATAGTATCATCACAATCTTCAAAATAAATATTTATAAATTTCATTAAATCCTCATAATTTATAATTTTTAACTTATATAGGTATGATATAAATACAAATGAACCTATATATTTTTCTTTATAGTTAATAGAATCAGTTACATTTATAATAATCTTATATAAATAATCTATAATAAAATTATTGTATTTATTACTAAATTTAAAAAATAATTCATATAATAATATATAATTAATAATAATATTATGTTGAATAATTGAATTATTAATTAACGTTGTTAAAAAATATTTAATATGGATATCATTTTTTAAATATACACTAATATTATTAAAAATAGTATTGATATTATTATTATTTAATTTGTTTAATTCTAAATTAATATTATTTTCATATTTATCATTATTAATTTTAAATGAATGTTTATAGGATTTATTATTAGATTTATGAATATTTAATTTACAAAATATATCTATTATATCTTTGGTTAAATATTTATCATGTTTTTTTGATAAAATATATTCATAATCATATCTTAACATATATATTATAAATATAATGTTTTTTTAAATATTATTATATAAATGGTAAATATTTAGGTTTATCAAAATTATATTCTTTAAATTTAAAAGTATCATTATAAGATTCTATATTTATATTATCATTATTTTGTAATTGTGTACATCCTCTTTCATCAGTACAATCTATATTATTTCTAATAATTGGTAATTTGATTGATTGGTATCCATCAGATTTTGTATAGTAATTATATGAATTAGAGCCTGTATATGTTTGTTTACCATATACTGGTAATTTAGTATTATCATTATATGCAAATCCAACTTGTTGGTAATCATATGTTTCTCCTCTTGTTTTAACATTAATCAAACCAGAATCTTTATAAGAATTTGGACTATATGTTTTTTCAGGAGGATATAATGGATCATAAATTCTTTTATATCTTATATCATTATTATTATTATTATTATCATTATTATTAACATTATTAGTATTGAAATTTATATATTTTTTTATAATTATATAATTTATAAATAATATAATAATACAAAGACATATAAAAATAGATTTTTGAAAACAAAAAAATCCAGCAGGACAATTTAAATTAAAATACATATATTATATTTAAATATTTAAATTAGATATATAATAATATAATACACCACCTATAACACCATTTAATAAATATGGAAATACATATGAATATTGTAATTTACTAATGATATTAACTTTTAATATAACTTTACCAAATTTATTAATTTGAGGAAAACTAAATAATATTATAATAATACCAACAATAATAGAAGATTTAAAGTTGTTAATAAAATTCATAATTTTATTAGATTGATTTAAATCAAAAGTAGGAGGTTTTGGTGTATTATTAGGATCAATTTGTAATTCATTATTATTATTATTATTATTATTATTATTTTGTCCTTCTGAATTTATTTGTTGTATAATATTTTCAATAACGTTATTATCATTTGTTTCTGATATTGGATTAGACATATTATATATATAATAATATAATTATATTTGTAGAACGAATTAATCTAAGTAATTTTTAACTATTTTTTTATGTATTATACTTTTTTTATTATCATTAATATTTTGATTTTTTAAAATAATTTGAATATAGTTATATAGTTCATCATAATTAATTTCATTATTATATTTAGTAGTATAAAAAGGATTAAATAAACTATTATTATTATAATTTATTTTTTTAAATTTTTTTTTAATTTTTTCTTTATAATTTTGATAAATATTTTTAATAGAAAATCTAATAAATTGATTTTGAAAATTATCATTAGAAGATAATTTCAAAATTAATATAAAGTAATACACAATCATTAAAATATAACTAAAATACAATAAAATATTATACATTATAATATAATAATTATCTTAATACTGGGAATCCAACTAGGTTAGCACCTAAACCAAAACCAGCACCTTGTCTAGCAGAATCAGAAATAGCAGGAGCCATATTATCTAATACAGCAAATACAACAGCAGCAGTTACAGCCATGACTGATACTTCTATTGCTTGTCTATTCCAATTTACTTTACCTCTCTTTTTTCTTAATACTAATACCATACCAACAACAGCAACAGCAAGACCTTCAACTAAATATTTAACTAAATTTTGAACATTAAATACACTAGGTGTAGAAAAACCTTCAACTAATTCTTCTTCTTCGCCCATTTCTGTTCTTGTTTTACAAAATTTTGCTTTATTTATATCAGGATTAGCCCATCCATCCTCTGATTTATTACAATGACCTGGATAATCTTCTTCTGTATTATTACAGAATTGTTTTCTATTTATTTTTTTATTACCACAATAATCTTTCCAATCTTCCATATATTATATATAATATTTTTTTATTTCATAACTGATAATTTTGTTTATCTCATAACTGGAAATCCAACAAGATTAGCACCTAAACCGAATCCAGCACCTTGTCTAGCAGATCCTGAAATAGCAGGAGCCCACATATCTAAAACAGCAAATACAGCAGCAGCAGATACAGCCATAACTGTTACATCTCTAGCTTGTAAATTCCAGTTTACATTACCTCTCTTTTTTCTTAATACAAGAGCCATACCAACAACACCAACAGCAAGACCTTCAACTAAATATTTTACCATTCTTCTAACCATTTCTTGTAAATTTAATCCACCTATATTAGCAAATTCTTCTAATTCTTCTAATTCTTCATCTTCAACATTATTAATATTATCATTATAACTAGCCATTATATTTATATATAAGAAAAAAAATATTTAAAAATAATTTAATTTAAATATTATATGAGTGAAGATTATTTAGAACAAGATGATTCAATTCCAGGACAAAAATATGCATGTTTATCTTTTTTATCACCTGAAAAAGTTCTAAAAGATAAAAATATATTTTTTTTACATTCATTTCTTAAAGATTCTTTTAAAGATGTTAAATTAACTGAAAACGAATTAGTTGATAAATATAAAGATTATTTATTTAAAAAAGAAGAAGAATTAGAAGAAAAATTTTATGAAAAAAATGAATTTAGAACAACTGTTAGAGGTATTAAAGTAAGAGGAGTATATGATACTATACAAGAAGCAAAACATCGTTCTAATAGATTACAAAAAAAAGATCCAAATTTTAATGTATATGTAGGTCAAGTTGGTTTTTGGTTACCATGGGATCCTGAATCACATAAAATAGAAGATGAACAATATGCAGAAGAACAATTAAATCAATTAATGAGTGAATATAAGAAGAATAAAGAACATAAAGATGAAATGTTTGAACAAGATAAAAGAGACAAAATAAATAAAATTAAACAAGAAACAGAAGAAAAGAAATTAGAACAACAAAAATTAGAAGAACAAAAGAAATTAGATTTAGAAAGTGATGAAAATAAAGAAAAGATTAAAGAAGGATTAGAAAATGATGATCCTTGGATACAAAGACAAACAGAAAATGAAAAAATACCAGATGATTTGCCTGAATTAGAAGGAGTTGAATCTAATGATACAGAAGATACAACAGATAATACAGAAGATACAACAGATAATACAGAAGATACAACAGATAATACAGAAGAAAAAATATCAGAATAAAAAATTATCTAATATAATATGTATTCAATAATAATATTAATAAGTATTTTTTTTATAATAAAGATGACAATGTATAATATTGAAAATAATTATAAGTATAATAAATATATAAAATATCAATATGTACCTAAATCTATATATGATTATCAATTTAATAAAATAGATTTATTAGATAAATATAATAATTTATTTAGTAATAATATAGATTATGTAAAATAGAATATTATAATATATATATGCAATTCATATCATTAATATTATTGATAATTGGTATTATATTAATTACTATATCATATGTAAATGAAAATATTAAATTAAAAGACAATAAAGTTGAATATAGATATATACCAAGAACATTTTATGATGAACAATTTGGTCATATTGATTTATCTAAAACATATGATGAATTATTTATGAGATCTAATCCTGGTATTTATGGATTAGATACTAAAAGTGAATTTATATTACAAGAAGAAGAAAACGAATATATAGAATAATTTAAAAATATATTTTACCATAAATATCTTTTTTATAAATTTTAAATTTTTTAAAAATAGAATCCATTAATCTATTTTTAGGAATACCATTAATAGAATTATTAGAAATATTTTCATATAATGAAAAAGATTGATTATTATAATTAATAATATTTCCTTTTTTATCAATGAGAATATCTATAAAATAATTAAATATATCTATATTTAAATCTATATTTGATTCTTCTTCATAAAAATTCATTATAGAAGAAATTAAAAATGTAATATCAAAAGATAAATTAGGTAATTTTATTTTTTTATTAGTTGAATTATATGTATCATAATAATATTGCCCTGAACAATCATTATTAGATAAATATACATTATTATAGTATAGTATATTATTATATTCAAATATACTTCTTTCCCAATCTATTATAATATATATTTTATTAAATGTAGGTATTTTATAATATTTATTATTAATAAAATAATATAAATAATCTATATCTGTATTTTTATATAAAATATTACCAATATGTAAATCATTATGAATCATTTTAAAATGATTTTGAATAAAATATAATGAAAAGTATATTTGAAATAAAAAAGAATACCATTCTTCATTTGATAATTTTCTTTTAGAAAGAAGATTAATAAAAGAATGATTTATTTTTTCATGAATAGATAATATAACAGGGGTATTATTAATCTCTATAAAATATTCTTCATCATCATTAAATATTTTAATATTATCATTTTGTATTTCATCTAATTCATCATCAATAGAATCAAAAGTATCTCTATCCATAGGATATGTATATTTATTCATAATAACAGAACTAGAACCATAAAATAATGGAAAATTTAATATATAATTATTTTCTACACATTTAGATAATAAATAACTAACGAATACATGTATGTAACTGGGATTATTCATAGAATTTAAACAATAAGGTATTTGATAATATTCTTTATTACAAATTAGTTTTTTATTTTTATAATTTACAAATAAATTTAATTTATTATAAGGTATTATAGGTGATTCTTTAATAAAGAAATTTGTATATAATATTTTATTTTTATTATATAATAATTTTCCATAATAAAACCTACCATTAGTTCCAATTCTTTCTAATTTTTTTTTAATTTCTAATAAATGATATTTATGGTTTAATACTATTTCATAATATTTATTTCTTTTAAAAAGATGATAAAAAGGATATTCAAATGATATTTCATTAATTTTATAATTTTTGTTTATAGTATTAAAATATTGTTTTTGTTTTTGTTTTTCTATATGTTTATAATTAAAATTTATATCTAACATTATAAAAATATAAATGATATATTTTAAGTTATTTTGTTAAAAATAATTTAACATACTATATTAAATGAATATATCCCTAAAAAAGTTTGATATGAGAAATATAAAAGATGATAAAGTAGTATTATTTATAGGTAAAAGAGAAACTGGTAAAAGTTTTTTAGTAAAAGATTTGTTATATAATCACCAAGATATACCAATAGGTTGTATTATATCTGGAACAGAAGGAGCAAATTCATTTTATTCTAAAATATTCCCTTCAATTTTTATACATAACGAATATACACCAGAAGTAATACATAAGTTTATGAAAAGACAAAAATTAGTTATTAATGAAAGAAATAAAGATATTGCTAATTATAATAGGACTGATGTAGATTGTAGAGCATTAATGATATTAGATGATTGTTTATATGATAATAGTTGGACTAAGGATGTTAATGTTCGTTCTTTATTTATGAATGGTAGACATTATAATGTTATGTTTTTATTAACTATGCAATATTCTCTTGGTATACCACCTAATTTAAGAACAAATGTAGATTATGTTTTTATATTAAGAGAACCTTTTTTTAATAATAGAAAAAGATTATATGAACATTATGCAGGTATGTTTCCTACATTTGAAATATTTTGTCAAGTTATGGATCAATGTACTGAAAATTATGAATGTTTAGTTATTAATAATAATGCTAAATCTAATAAAATAGAAGATATGGTATTTTGGTATAAAGCAGAAGAACATAATGATTTTAAATTAGGTGATGCTGTATTTTGGGAATATCATAATAATAATTATACTAATAATGAAGATAAAGATGAAGATGAATTTAATGTTAATAATATAAAAAAAAGAAAAAATAAAGATATTATAAATGTTAAAAAAGAATATAGTTATTAAAAATTAGGATCACCACCTTTTACTTCCATATTATTACCAACCACATTATCTAACAATTTATTTTCATAAATATATAAAGACCCATAAATACCACCTAAACTTAATAATCCTATTAATAATAATTGTTTATTGTTATTTTTTTTTATATCTTCTGATGTAAGTGGGTTATTATTTAATACATTTTTTTTAATTATATTATATACAAACAATATAATTACAGTGCTAATAATTGATATAATTATTAAATTATTCATATATATAATAATTATTTAATTTTTTATTTATACGCTATTATATATAAAAATTATCTGGATTAATTTTTATTATGTTAGCATTTTTTATTTTTTTTACTTTTGGTAATTTATTATCAATAACTATTTCTTTTTTATTATTATCTATATTATCTATATTAATTATATTAAATTCATCTATAGTAATATCATCATTAATATCATTATTTAAATTATTTGATTCTATTTTATCAAATTCATTAATATCTAATTCACTTATATCATTATTAATTTCTAATTCATCAGTTAAGTCTAATTTAATTTGATTAGAATCTTTTTCTAATTCATTATCTTTATGTTCAGTATCTGTTGTTTCTGTTTTTACTTCTAATTCATTATCTTTATGTTTAGTATCTGTTGTTTCTGTTTTTACTTCTAATTCATTATCTTTATGTTCAGTATCTGTTGATTCTGTTTTTACTTCTAATTCATTATCTTTATGTTCAGTATCTGTTGTATCTGTTTTTACTTCTAATTCATTATCTTTATGTTCAGTATCTGTTGTATCTGTTTTTACTTCTAATTCATTATCTTTTTTAGATTCATTATCATTATTATTTTTAATTAAAACACTATCAATATCTTTTTGAACCATTTTTTGAACATTATTTTTTTGATTATTAGATAATAAATTTTCTATATCATCTTTATCAAAATCATCATCTTCAAAGTTATTACCTAAATATTCTTGTAATATTGTTTTAACAGGTAATAATTTTCTGATAGTTTCTTCAATAGTGTTAGATATAATACTTTCAGCTTCTCTTAAATTCTTTTGAATTTCTATATTAGAAACTTTATCATAAAAAAAATAGGGATTTTTCCAAAATATTCTAGCACATTCAATATAACATTTATGTATAAAATGTTCTGCTTTTGGTATTTTAAGATTTAAAGTTTTAGAAGTATTATTTTCTTTAATTGAAGTTAATACTTTAGCATGACTAATAAATACAGCAGTAATTAAATCATCTAACCATTCGCAATTAGATTTAGTAATAATACGATTATATTCATCTGAAATAATAGATTGATTCCATTTAGGTATTTCTGATAAATTATGTTGAAATCTTATTAAATATTTATTATTTCTATTTTTATCACAAAAAGATTTAGATTCTTCATAAATAGATTGAAGTCCTTCTAACAAAGATCCAGATAAAATATTAGTTAATGTTTTTGTGTATTCTATTTTTGCTTCTACTAAAATATGTAAATTACTCATTTATAAGATAAAAAATATACATTTTTTTAAAAGATTACGCAATTAATAACTATTTAGAGATTTAGTAAATGGGTTTTTTTTAAAAGCATCTACCATACAAGAATTAACTCTATCAGATAATATATTATTATTTAATTGGTCTTTTTGGTTTGTAATTTCACAAGGGTTTGTTTCTGGTATAGAATTATATACTTTATCTAATTTAGGCTCAACTTGTGATAGATAATCTTCATTTCTCTTCTTAATATCTACTTCTAATTTATCTGACCCTGCTGCTAACATTTCTTTAACTTGTGTTGGTTTTCTTAATTTTTCAGTAAATTGTCTATTAGTATTAGGAGCATTTTTATCAGTTACTAAATAAGCATTACTTTCTTGTATATTACCTACATTACCCATATGATCATTATCAATATTAGTTTCTTTCATAGTTGTTCTAGCAACATCATTAGGATCATATACTCTTGAATTAGACGGACCAGTTATTTGTACATTACCACTTTGTCTAATATTACCAATAACATTTTCTTTTTTAGTTGTTCTCATTTCATCTAATAATGGAGAAATTAATGCTTTTACAATAGATTGTGGATTTAATGTATGAGTTCTATTAGTTGTAACATCTCTTTCATTACATGGTAAATCATAACCGCTTTTACCATAATCATTATCTTCTATTTTAGTCCATTTATCATCAGCATATACATTTCTAATCCAATCTTTTGTAAATATATTTTTAGTAGATTTTTTAAATTTAGGTTTTAATTTATGTCTATCATAATCTGATTTAGCATGTCCATAAAATAATCTAGATTTTTTTCTATTAGTTTCTTTAATAAGAACACAAGGTCTTTTAGTTTCTTTTGTAAATGCTCCAACGGTAGTATTCCATCTATCAGGAGAATTAACATAAAATGTATCTGGTCTATGTTTTTCTATATCACCTTCTAATCCTCTCATATCATTTGTAGCTTTACCTTGTATTATATCACCAGCATATGTAATCTTAGGATTAGTTAATACTCTTAATTCATCTACTGTTTTTGGCATTTTATATTCTCTATCATCAGGATGATAACCCCCACAAGGAGTAGTAGTATAACCTTGATTTAATCCAGGACCGACTATTTGTTTTTCAAAAGGGGTTTCATTATTTCTAATATTAGTTACATTCATTCTTCCTTTTAGTTCATCAGTATTTTTAGTATATCCATATATATTTGATAATTCTTTTTCAGGAGCAAATAATGGTTCTCTTTCTTTTTTTTCACATACGAAAGGATTATTACCTATAAATCTCTCTAATAATTGTTGATTATTTTTTTGTAAAGACCCAGGAGCAGTAGAACCTTTAAAAAAAGGAACCATATTATTATGTTTAAAATCGTCTTCATCCATAGTAGTTCCTGTTAATGATGAAAATATTTTAGAACTGTTTTCATATTTATTTTCATTTAATATTTTATCATTCATATTAGGTGGTATAACATTAGTATTTTTAGGATCAGAAGCTTTCATACGATTTATTGAATTTTTGTTTAATTCAATTTCATTAACTTTATCTAGATTCATATCTTCATTATTTTGATTTATTAAATTTTTATTATTAACTTCTCTATTTTTTTTGTTTTGACTTAAATAATACCCACTTGTTAATAAAGTAATTATAAATAAAGATTCCATATTATAATAATTAATATATTTTTAATTTGATTTGGATTCAAATTGATATTGATGATAATCACCAGTTGGATTAGGAATACAAGGACGATGATTATCTTTAATAACAGTTCTAGTATTAATAAAATGATCAAAAGGTATATTAACATTATCTTGTGGATTTTTACATAACCATTGCCATCTATTTATACCTATTTCTTTTAAATGACAAGGATTATTTAATCTAGTATAATTACTTTTTAAAAAATCATTATCACAATTTGGAGGATGATATAAATTATTATCTTGACATCTTTCACCATTTGTATAACAATCATTCATTACACCAGAACCACAAGGATATCCAAATTTACAAGCACAATTCATTAAATTACATTGTGGTATATATCTTTTATTAGGACATTTATATAATTTTCTAGTTATATTTTTTAATTCTGAATTAACATCTACTATATTATCATAAGTAGCATCTCCTCCTCTTTGATACCAATTCTGTTTTTGAATTCTAATATCTGGTGAACCAGCATAACATCCATTATTTATAGGTTGGTTTAATTTATATTGTCCTGGTCCTAATGATTGATTAATACAACTTTGATATTCACTATTGGTATAACTCATTATAATAATAATAATATTATAATTCATAAGGAGATTTATTAGGAAACTTATTTTTAAAAAAATTATTTAATAATGAAATATTTTTAGTATTACTTCCTAAATCATTAATACAAAAGAAATGAGGTTTATTATGATTGATTTTATTTAATTTATTAATAAATGCATTAGATTTATTAAATTCAATATATATACTATTTAAACTTCTATTTATTTTATATTTATTTTTAAATAATCCATAATATAATGATAATCCTATTGGAGCAATATCATTTACTGATCTAAATTTATTATTTAATACTTTGTATATAATGTTTGAATATTTTTTATTTAATTCTATAAATACTGATTTTTTACATAATACACCTTGATGCCATGGACAATTTATGTTTACTAATTTTTTATCTAATAATTTAATTAAATTATTATTATTTTTCCAAGCAGATTTAAAACCAATCTCATTATTCATAGTATTACCAAATTGTTTACAAGTATTTCTATTATCATAAAAATAATAACCTATTCTATTATTATACATTATATCATTTGATTTTATATAATTACCTAAGAAACAATCATCATTAAAATATAAAAAATTTTCTGTTAAATTAGGTATTTTATATAAATTATGTTCTATAACTTGTGAATTAAATGTTGGTAAATATTTTTTATCTATAATATCACTATGATTTATTAAATGTATTTTATTATGATTAGTATTCAACCATATTGGTTTTTGACCATCTGCAACAACAATATATATATTATTAACCCAATTAGCATATTTATATATTGACCTTAATGAATATTTTAATTCATTATTATCATTAAATCTATTTTTAATATTACTATCTTTATTATAAAAATAATTATTCATATATTTATTTTTACTATTAATCCATTTACTATCACTTCCATCAACCCAGGTATAAACTAAATCTATTGGAACTAAAATATCATTTGATACAAATTTTTCATATACATTATTATTATTATATAATTTACATAATAATAATATTATAATTAAAGAAATAAAAAGTTGAATATACATTATTAATAAGAATAAAATTTAAAAAAATTTAATTTTGCCAATATTTTCCATTATATTGCATACCACATTTATTTAAATAATCTATATTTCTTATTAATTGTCTAGAATCTTGACCGCCTCTTTTCCAACATTCATCAGAATCTTCTGGTATAATATGTCTAGCATTTTGTACATTTTGTTTTAAACAAGGTATCATAGGAATATATTGATTTTCTATTGAAACACCTGCTAAATTATTACAAGGTCTATTTTGAAAAGTAGTTTCACCAGGTCTTAATTCTGATTCTAAACATACATCTCCTGTTCCTCTACCCATAAAAGGAACTGTAGGATATGGTCTATGTCTTAAATCTTGAATACAATTTAAATTTGTTAAATTCTTTTTTCTTAATTCACTATCAACACCAATATTACAAGAAGACCATCCATGACCATCACTATAATTGGTTGTTGGATTTTCAGACCATACTTTTTTTACATTTTCTGGTTCACATCTACAATCGTGGAAATTCTCTAATTGATATAGTCCTGGTCTCATTCCATTTTTTTCTTCATAATTTACATAACATTCATCATAATTAATTCCACTTTGACTATTTAAATTTAAACATCCATATCCATAAGGCTGACATTCTTGCTGATTATAATTATTATTTTTTAAAGCATTATTATATCTAATATTATCAACACAAGTTCCGTTATTCATTATATATTAATATATATAATATTTTTATTAATAATATTTTAATCACCCTGTTCCGTTTGGATGAACATTAGCAGATGGTGACCTATCTGTTGAATTACCCATAATAGGATCTAAATTATTAAAACATTGTAAATTATTACCTTCTTTACAAGTTGATGGGGTAGCATAACACCATTTAGCAAATGATGTTTGATCATTGGGTATTTGTGTATTAGGCATAGTATAATATTGTCTTTGTGAATTTCTATTATTATATATATCTGTCATATCTGTAAATAAATTGTTTCCAAATTTATCATCTACATTTTCTTGAATTTCATCATATTTTGATTCATTGTATAATTCTGCTTCATTTTCTGCTACTCTATTAGGATTATTATCATAATCTTCAGGTAATACATTCATAAAAGGATTATCGTTTGTAGGTTTTATATAATCATCCTTTTTAAATAATTGTAAATCTTCAAAATTTTCATATTTTTTTTTATCTTCTTTAGATAAATTAATATAAATTAAATAAGTAAAAATTAATGTAAATACAGTAATAAATATATAATTAATATTTTTTCTAAATAAAATAAAAATTATAGATAGATAAAAAGATAATCTTACTAAACTATTTAATATTTCATTTAAAGACATATCATTAGATGGAAAAAAATGTTGTAATTTTTTAACATTAAATAATATACTAATATCATCAAACCAAAATTTATCATATTCATACATTTTATTTTCAGTATCCATTATATAATTATATATTATTATTTTTATTTTTTTTCTCTTCTAATTTTCTTAATAATCTTTCTCTTGTTTTTTGTTTTTTAGTTTTATTATGTGTTTCTGGATTCTTAGGAACATTTGGAACATTGTTTTCATTAAATAATCCTGAAAAATTACCCATAATATTAGAAGCATCTTTCATTAATTCTTCTTGATTTATTTCATTATTATTAATTTTATCTTGTAATTCACTACCCACTGAATTAATTAATGACATTAAATTATTATTTTTTAAATCACCACTACATAATGATGTTAATAATTCCATAGGGTTATTCATTTTTTCTAAATCTAAATTATTAGCAATATCCTTTGCTAATTTACCAATAGGTCCATTTGTTATTTCATCAGAATATTTTTCAAATTTATCAAACATTTCCCTATTTATTTTAGGTAAATTTAAATTAGGTATATTAAAACCATTATTTTCTTCATTATCATTATCATTATCATCATATTTTTCAATTCTATTTTTATTATTTTTTATATTATCAACAATAGCTAACCAACTTTTTAAATTTACATCATTTTCTTTATTTTCTAATTCATCATTAATATTATTTAATACACCATTTAATTCATCAATATTACTTTTAAAACTATATGTATATAAATACATAAATTCTAAATGTTCCCATAATTTTTGTTTAGATATATCATTCATATTTTGATTATTATAATATTCATATATTGATAATTTATTTGATAATATTTCATTTTCTTGACAAAATAAAAATTCATTATGTTCACATAATAAATTAGATTTACTATTTATATTATTCCAAAAATCTAATAAATATTCTGTATTGTTATTATTTTCATTTATTAAATTTATTAAATTTTTATTATCTTCTTTTTCTATAATAGTATTTAAAAATTTTAAAATTTTTTTTAATTCCTTATTAAAAGATACAACATAATTATCACTCATATATTATTCTAAATAAATTTTTGTTTATAAATATTTTTATTTAATTCTATATAATTATCACACAATTTAACAAATAAATTCATATATAACCATATATTATCTTTTGTTATATCACTATATTCATTCCAATGTGTTTTTATATTATTAAATATCATATAATTATTATCATGTTCTTTAATATTTATATTATTGAAAAAATCTAATTGTTGTTCTATTATTTTATCTTTATATGGGTAAATATTTTCTATAAATATTTCTATTATTTTTTTAGGATTTATTTTTTTAATTAAAATTAATTTAGATTTAGAAATTCCTATATTATTTATATTTAATTTTTCTAATTCATTACAAAATTCTATCATTTGATTATTAAAAGTTGATATAATAGACATTTATTTTATAAATATTTATTTCTTAAACTATTTTTTTATAAAAGGATCATTTGATCTTTGTTGTATATAATCTTGATATGATTTATCATTTAATTTCTTTTTTTCATTATTAACTGATAAATTATTAGATTGTAGTGTATTTAAATTACTTGGTGGAGGTAGTCCATTATTATTATTAGATATATATTCATATTTTGACATTAATGGATTATTATCACCTATAAATGAATAACTATCAGAAAAATTATTCATTTCTAAATTATCATATGTATTTGGTATAGATTCATTATTAGGTTGTTCTATATTAGTTATTTGTTTATTATTTTCTTTTTGATATTTTGCTAGAAATACTAAACTTTCTTTTTCTCCCATTATTTTATTATTTACTTGTAATGAAGGAGTTTGTATTTTTATATTTCTAGAATCTACATTTATTTTTACAATATTGTTTAATTGTAATTTATCTATTAAGTTATTAACAAAATGATTATTTTTTTGATTATGAATATTTGAGAAAAAAAATATTAATTTCATATAATATTCTATATAAATAATTTTATAAATTTAAACAAAATTGATAAAAATTTAAAAAGTATATATATATAAACATATAATGAGTATTTCTAAACAATCCCAATATATTCAATTTCATGAATCTAAAAATGATAAATTATATTTAGAATTTAATTTATATAATGTTAATGTTCCATTAGCAAATGGTATAAGAAGAATATTATTAGAAGAAATTCCTATTGTATCATTTAATATAGATTCTGTAAAAGTTAATGAAAATAATACTTCTTTACATAATGAATATTTACAACATAGATTATCATTAATCCCTATTGATAATCATCCATATATACCTATCAATAGTTCTTTTGATTTCAATAAAAATAAAAGAATATATACATTTAATAAAAAAATAGATGATTTTACTATTATAGAAGAAAATACATATAACTCTGATGATAATTATAAACAAAAAGTTGTATTATCTAGTGATATTAAAATTAATAATAAAATAGCAGAAGATTATTTTAAACCAGATTTAAATTTTACTGATTCTAAAGAATATAATATTATTACTTATTTAAAATCAAATAAAATAAGTTCTGAAAAAATAGATATATTATGTACACCTACTATTGGTATATCTAAAGGTAATAATGCTTGTTATAATCCCACAGGAACAGTATCTTATCATTTTATACAAGAAGATGATAATATTATGAAAGAAAAATTAAAAGAATATATTAATTATAAAAAAAAAGAAAATAAAAACAGAGGTATAGATAATATTGATGTTAAAGAATTAACTAATGATTTTTATAAATTAGATTGTCAAAGAATTTATAAAAAAAATCAATATTATTTTAAAATAGAATCTGTTGGTAATTTGTATCCTTATGAATTATTAACTAATAGTTTAACAGTATTTCAATTAAAATTAATAGATTTATTATATAATATTACTTATAAAAATAATAAACTAATATTTAATAAAAATATATCTATTAATAATATAAATAATACATATCAAATTAATATTAAAGATGAAGACCATACATTAGGTAATGTAATAAATCAATATATATTAGATAATTTTACTGAATATATAGAATATTGTTCATATAAAATGATTCATCCATTAAAAAATGAATTATTATTATCTATTAACTTAAAAGAAAACTTAAAAGATTTATCAAATAAACTATTTTATTATAATAATAAATATGAAATAAAATATGTTAATGATAATAAAAATTATATAATATATATATTTGAATATAGTATAATTAGTATATTAAAAGATATTGATAATATTAAAAAAAGTATACCTGATAAATATAGAAAAATGACTTATAATATAGAAGATATAAACAAAATAGAAAAATTTAAAAATATTAGTTAATTAGATTAATAAAAAAAAATACATTATATAATATAATATGAATAAAAATATAATTAAAATTACAATTTTTTTATTTTTAATAATAATATTAGTAATATGTAATCATAAATTAAATAATAATAAATTTGAAGGATTTGATAATAATGTTTCTGTATCCGAAGATCAAATTAAAGATAAAATTATAGAATATATTAGTAATTTAACTAATGATGATGAATTTATTACTGAATTAACTTCTGATTTTGATAATAAAATAGGAGAATATAATCTAAGTGATATTAAATTTGAAAATGAAAATGATGATATAGAACTTATTAATAATATAGTTGATAATATATTAAATTATAATGATTCATATTTAATTGAAAATAAAGGAGCTTCTGATATTTCTAATATATATGATGAATTAAAAAATTTATATAACGAACCTGATTCAGAATCAGAAGAAACTAATGATACTGATGGTGATGTTAATTATTATAAAACACAGATTCAAACATTAACTAAAACTTTTTTAGATAATAATTCAGAAAATGGTAAATATACTGTTGAAGAAATGAAAACAGGATTAAATACATATTTAAAATTATATTTAAATGAATATATTAATAATAATTATAAATATTTTACTGAATTAGGTTTAATAAATAAAATAGAAACATATTATAATTATATAATTACATTATTAAATGCATTACCGGATTTAGATACTATTATGGATTTTGCTAATGATACAGTAGATATTTATAACTCTAACTATTGTGATAATGAATATGAAAATTATGTAGAAGATATTATAGATAATTTTGATAATGATGAAAATGTAGAAAATATTGTAAATGACGAAACTAATTATGAAAATGAAGTAACAAGTGATAATACAACAGATTATACATCAAGTGGTAATAGTTCTTCAAGTAATATAATAGATTCAACCGATTATGAATATGATGAATATGAATATGAAAATACAGGAAGTAATAATGTAAGTGGAAGTGGTAGTAGTGGAAGCGGTAGTAGTGGAAGTGGTAGTAGTGGAAGTGATAATAATTGGGTAAGTAGTTTTTTTGAAAAGATTTTTGGTAGTAAAACAAATTTTAATGGAGAAAATAATTATGATGAATGTGTTAAGAAATCAGCAGAAAAATCTCCATTATTAAAAAATAATAAAAAATGTGTTAATGAAACTAATTATTATGTATTAAATCCAAATGATAGATTTAAATGTGAAAATACTATTCCATATGTTCCTGATCCAAATAAAGTTAATTGTGAAATGAATGATTTAAATAATTTAGATTTAGGTAATTTATATAAACAATGTGGAACTAAACCTAATATAGAAGTATATAATCAATATGGATATTCATATATGCCTCCACAATCATGGAGTGTTCCACAAGAAAGACCTGCTAAATGTAATGGTAATTTTATACCTAACCCACAAGCAATATATACAGAAGGTGCTCCTATTGATGCATTAAAATGGAATAATATTATGCCTAAATTTAAATATACAGAAGTAGATGACCCTAATCAATATAAAAAAGGTGTATATTATACTAATAAAGTAGAAAATTGTGAAAATATTAATTAAATATTTTCTAATTTTAAATTTTTATTTATAAAATTATTCAAAAAATCATTATCTAAATAAATTTTTTTTGAATAATTAAATTCTTCTTTTTTTTTAATAAATTCGTATGATTTATCATCTATTTTCTTAACAACCCAACCATCATTTAATGCATTAAATAAAAATAACATTATAGATAAATCTGTTTTATTCATTAATATTATATTTTTAATAAAAAAAAGATATAAACTTATAATATATGGTTAAAAAAAAATATGGAAGAATGGATAGAATATCCAAAGAGACAGCTCAGAAAAAATTTGATCAATATTATAATACAAAACATAAAGGAAATGAAAAAAAAATATCAAATGCTAAAAACCAAGATATAAAATATAATAAAAAAAGTGATAAAATATTATATGAAAACGAACCAGGTTCTGCTAGATATTTATATGAACATGGACCCAGAACATTTGATTTTTGGGGTATAGATGCTTTTGATGAAGGAACTGAAATTAATTCATATGGTAAAGAAATTATTACTGAGGGTGAAAGAACAACTAAAAAAGGAGAACCATATGATAAAAAATTTAGAAATAAATATAATACAAAGGGTAAAAATATTGTTACTGAAAGATGGCAAGATAAAAAAGGTAATAGTAAATGTAATGAATTATTAAAACAAGGTAAAAAAAATACATATGAATATAAAAAAAAATGTAAAACAAATAGAATTATAAAATTTGATGATGATAGAGAAGAAATAACTAGGTCTATATCTAAAGAAATATCTAAATCTGAACCAAAAAGTAAAAAATCAAAGAGAAAATTAAAGAAATATAGTAAAAGAAAAAATATTAAAAATTTAAAACCTAAAAGAAAAAATAAAAGTAAAAGAAAAATTAATATAGAACAATTATCTAAATCTAAGTCTATTGATTTACCAAAAAGTAAAATATCAAAAGAAGATTCTACTGAATATATTAATATAAAATCTAAAAGAAAGAATAAAAATAGAAAGAATAAAAGTAAAAGAAAGAATAAAATTAAAAGAAAAAGTAAGAGGAAAGTTAATATAGATAATAAATCTAAGTCTAAATCTAAGTCTAAGTCTAAATCAAAATCTAAATCAAAATCAGAAGAATCTATTGATTTATCTGAAGAAGCTAAAAAAATTAAAGATACTGAATCTGAATCTAAATCAAAATCAGAAGAATCTATTGATTTATCTGAAGAAGCTAAAAAAATTAAAGATTCTGAATCTAAATCAAAATCTAAATCAAAATCAGAAGAATCTATTGATTTATCTGAAGAAGCTAAAAAAATTAAAGATACTGAATCTGAATCTAAATCAAAATCAGAAGAATCTATTGATTTATCTGAAGAAGCTAAAAAAATTAAAGAAACAGAATCTGAATCTAAATCAAAATCTAAAATTATTGAAGAAGAAGTTGAAGAAGAAGATTTTGAAATAGAAGATAATTTATCAGAACAAGCAATAGAAACAGATTTAGATACATTAGAATCTGTACCTGAACCAGAAAAAGAACCAGAAAAAGAACCAGAAAAAGAACCAGAACCAGAAAAAGAACCAGAACCAGAAACAGAAATAGATTTAGAAGAAGAAGAATCAGATGATTTAGAAAATAAAGAAAATGTAATTAATAAAAATTGGTGGGATGTTGATGAGGAAGATGATGATGATGATGATGATGATGATGAAGATGATGAAGAAGAATAATAATATTAACATTAATTATTAATACTGATAGGTGCTAAACATAATTTAATTTCACCTAATGATGCTACATCATAAATAATTATTAATGGATAGTCATTTTTTATAAATATTTTTATTTGATTACATAAATTGGTACATTTTGTAAACATAACTAAATTTTTCAAATTAAATATACCTTGAATAATACTATTAGATTTATTACTATTGATTGTTAAATTATTTTTTAAATCTTGACCTAATAAATGTTCTGCTGTTCCAATATCACCTTCTACTTTAAATTTTAAAATATTATCTATACTAGTAATTTCCATTTTATCACCAATATTATTCATATCTCTACATAATTTTTGAAAATCACTAGAAGACATAGTTATAACAGATTCAAATTCTATTGCTGGTATAGAAATTTTATCATCTGTTATATCTAATAATTTAAGACTAAATTTAGTTAATGAATTTTTATCACCATTTTCTACTTTAATACCTAAATTATTATAATTTTGTTTATCAATATATAATGACAAAGTATCATTATTACTAATAATTTTAATAAATTTATAAAAATTTAACATGTTAATACCCAATTGTCTTTTTTCTTTACAATGAAATATTTCAAAATTACTAGCATCTAATTTAAGATGAACTAATACAGTATGAGAAGTATCAATAGCTACTATTTTAATACCAGAAGAATCTATTTCTATATTAGCATCAGTTAATATTTCTTTTAAAGCTTCTATTAAACATCTAAACGGAGATGATTGTATAGTTTTAATATAAATATCATAATCTTCTAAATTTATATCTTCCATATTTAGTAATAATAAGTAATATTTTTAAATATATATTTTATTGATATTAACTAAATTAAATAAGTTAGGATATTGTATATATTTATTTTTAGAATCTTTATATAAATTATTAATGGCTTTGTTAATATATTCATTTCTTTCTATGATTATATATTTATCATTATTTATATATTTTAGAGTTTCTTTGTTAATTAATTTATTATATACATATTTATTTTGTATTAATTCTTTTACAATTTTATCAATAAAATCAGATATTTCTTCATCTAATTTTATATGACATAATATATTATCTATATCACAATCTATTTTTATTTCGCTATTTAATTCATCTTTAATTTCATTTGAAATATCAGTTATTAGATCATATAATTTTTTATATTGTTTATAACTAATAAAATTTTTTATATTTTCAATATTTTCCTCTGTTAATTTATTATTAATATGATATAAATATTTTTTATATAAAATTTTATTCCAATTATATTTATTAATATCAGTAATAGTATTACTATCAATTAAATTATTTTTATTATTTTCATAATGTAATATATTATAATAAGTATTATGTATATAATTTATAAAAAAATCTTGTTTGTTATTAGGGTTAGTATATGAAGAATTAATATCAATAGGAAAAATGGGGATTTTATATCCATTACTTAATAAAATATGAGTAATAATTTTATTTTGTATAATAAATCTCAGAGGTTTAATATGTAATTTACTATTTGATAAATAATATAATTTAATATATTCGTTTATAATATCTTTATTACATTTAATTTTTGGTATATTATTATTACAATCTCTTAATTTTTCATTTATTTTTTTTTTTTCTATAAATGGTAAATATATAAATTCTTTGTAATTTTGTTTATTAATTTCAACTTTAAAATAGTTAGTTTTTTGTATTAATTTATAATTATAATTTTTACTATTATTAATATTTTCTATAATAGTTTTAATTTCTTCTTTTTCGTTTATTATATAATTATATTTATATTTATTATTTTTTTTATTAAAATTAAATATATTATCATCTACTTCAATAAATTGATTATTATTATCACTTTCAGATAAAGGAATAATTTGATATTTAGAAGTAATAAGTGCTTTTATTTTTTTATTTTCATTTATTAATTTATATTTAATTTCAAAATCAAATTTATTTTTATATTTATTATATAATTTAATATATCCATTAAAATTTGGTTTTTCTGAATTATATATTTTTTTTTTATAAAATTCTTCAAATAGAATAGTATCAATATCTTTATCTATAATTATAGGAGAAAATGGAATATAAAATGTATCCTTTAATACAACTCCTATTATCATACCATATTTATCTTCTATATAATATTTAATGTCTTTTGATATAGTATGAAACCATTTAGGTTTATTTATTAGTTTTTTGTCATTATATATTTTCATAATTTTATCATATAATTGTTTATCTTTATTTTTATCAAATATATTATATTCTGTAATTTTATTATTTTTGTCTTTTAATTTTTTATAGTAAATAGATTGTATAAAATCTTCATTTTTAAATAAAATAATAAATTTTTCAAAATCGTTGTTATATTTAAAATTAGGTAATAATAAAGATTCTATACCATTTTTTATTTCAAATATAAAAATATTTACTCCTATATTAAATGGATAAAATAAGTCTATTTTTCTATTAAATAAATTCCAAAAATATTCAAATTGTATATTTAAATCAGATAATATATATTCTAAATAATTTTGAAATGAATTAATTTTTTTAGATATATGAAAACCTTCAAAAATATATTTTATATGTCCATAATCTAAACTATTAAATATTTCTTCATTTAATACATTAATTAATTCTTTTTTAAAATTAAATAAATATAAATCAATCCATTTTTCTTCATTAATATTAATTTCAGTAAATACATTATTTTTAAATAAATCATAATGTTTTTTTTCTAATTCATTTATATTTTGTTTTAAGTTATTTATATTTTGTTTAAATTCATTTTTCTTTTTATTTTCTTTTTCTTTTTTTAATTTATTTTTTATTTCTTTTATATCTGTTTGTAAATTTTCTATTTCATTATTAATATTTTTAAATTTGTTTTTGTAAATTTCTAAATCTTTTAATTTTTGATTGATATAATTGTCTAAATTATTAGTATTTTGTGAAAGTATTAAATATCTATGTTCTTTTAATTTTAAAATATCTAAATTTTTCTGTCCATTATTAATCCATTCATTATAAATTTTTTTATATTTTTGATCTTTCCAATCCTCTTTTATTTCTTCATTAATATAATTTAAAATAACATTAAAGAATATATTATTTTTATTTTTATTATAAAAACCTTTAGTAATATAACAATTGTTTATAGTATTAGAAAATCCAACAGTATTTTTATTATTATTTAAATAATTATTTATTATATTAGGAAGAGATCCAATTTGATTAAAATTTAAAATATTAGAATATTTTTTAATATAATGATTTTGTTCTTTATTAGTATTTTCTTTTTTCTTTTGTTCTAAATCTTTAAATTTATCATCCATATAATCTTTAAATTTATTACCATCTGTAAAACAACATGGTGGGTATAATTTATTAGGATGTTTTTTATTATTCATCAATCCAGGATAATAATATAATTTATTACTATCAGGTATAATATATAAAGATTCGTTATTATTTTGTACATCAGTATCTGTTAATACTCCTTTTTTACATATAGGACACTTTAAATTATGTTCAGATATATCGTTATCACAATTTAAACATATTCGCCATTCATCAGATGGTTTTTTTTTATTAGAGTCAATATACCAAAATTTGTTATTAGATTTAAATTCTTTACAAACTTCATTATCAAATTCAGTTTTTTCTTTAATTAATTCATCTATATTTAAACTAATTCTATCATTAACACACCATATTTTAGGACAAACATACCAATTATCTCTATATTTAATAGCATTACATTTTTTATCATTATATCTATTTTGTCCTTTAATATCTGCTTCTTCGTCTAATTTATAAATATCTCTTTCATAATTAATTTTACTATTAGGATTCAAATCACAATTATTAGATTCTGATTTATAATCAATACTAAAATAAGAAGTTTTTTCATTATCTTTTTTATCTATTTTATTTTTTTCAGAATCTGTTAAAACAATAGGATATCTAGATTTAGGTTGACATAATCTAGCAAAATTTTGATTACTTTTCCATTGAAATAATTCAGGATCATAATTATATAATAATTGTAATTTAGAATATTGATTAGATATAATACCTTCTTCTTCTAATACTTCTTTATTATCTTGTAGTTCACTTGTTATATTTACTTCTATATCATCTTCTTCATCTGAATCAAAAAAATCATTATCAAATTTATCATCCAATAATAAATCATCTGATTCATTACTTATTTCTGTTTTTTTAATTTCTATATTTTTATCAGAACATAGTTCATTTAATATATCTTCATTATCTGATAATTTTGTATATAACATAAACATAGATTTAATTAATATATTAATATACTTTAAATCTGTATATGAATTTATATTATAATATTTAATTGGGTAATATTTAAAATCATTTTTACTATATTGATTTAATTCGTAAATATATAAATGTATATTATT